TATCAAGAACGAGACACTCAAAGTTTTCGGTACAAGAGTTCATGACTTGGTTGAACATTTCAAAACTTGGGAAAATTCCAAAAAAGTTTTTGTAAATCTTTTCACGATTCTGTAAAATGTTTTCACGAAGTACAAAAACATAATCAATATTGGCTCGAAGGTCTGGGGTCAAGTCCATACAGTACTGCATGGTCAACATAAAAAAGATTTTCCAGTGCCTTCCATTCATGAAACACTGACGAATGCAGACATCCTTCATAAACTTTCGGTCATACATGCAGTCATCCAGCAACATGAACGCTCCGCAGTTTGTTTTGCCTTGACTCACGAGCGTCTTCTGACGAGCCAGGACCCTTTCAATCGCCTCGCGGTCGTAGTCTCCATAAATGAACAAGTCGGGAACAAATGTTTTGTAATGATGATTTCCGTCTTCTGTCGCTGACATGACTATTCCTGCTGGGAGATGCCTCTTGTGGTACAAAATGTCAGTGACCAAAACAGACTTGCCAGTATTTCTTTTTCCGATAAAGACACAAATCTTGTCATCCGCCATACTTGCGGGGTTGAACTTTCGGAGCTGAAGTTTGCTCATTACTGTATTCTACAAAGGATTTTAGTTTTCTAGTTTTTCACATCTTCTTGAATTTTAAGCTCTACGCAAACAAATCGAGACAACATGAACAGGTAATCAGACAAACGGTTCAGGTACAGATGAGAGGGACACCCTGGTTCCACCACGGTCAGAGTAACCCGTTCAGCCCGACGGCACACGGATCTCGCAATGTGAATACTCGCGACAAGTTTATTTCCGGATGGAATGACAAACTTTGTGAGAGGCGGAGTCAATGAAGTCAACCTATCAATTTGCTCCTCAATCTTGAGTACCCAAGCAGGATGAAAGAATCGATCCCCACATTCCGGTGTTGCAATTGTTGAAGAAATATCCATGATATTCTTTTGAATTTCTTGAACAAAGGCACCAAGGGCAAACCACTCGTAGACGCCGTTTCCAGGAGATTTATCGACACTTTTTCTCCAAAGAGCTCGAACCATTGCGAGATGTGAATTCAACTCATCGAGGTCACCAAGGGCATCAAAGTACTCGGATGACTTTGGTAATCTCGTGCCATTGTACAGCGAACTTTCACCCTTGTCACCTGTTTTCGTATAAATCTTCATTTATTAAGAAAGGGGTTTAAACTTTATATTGTATACTAATAGTAATGTCGAGTGGACGTGTACAACTCGCAGCAGTTGGTATACAGGATCAGTTTTTAACTGGTAATCCAGATGTGACCTACTTTATAAAAAAGTTTAATCGTCACACAAAGTTTGCCCTTGAAGTTTTGAATACAACATTTTTTCAGACGACTATTGACTTTGGAAGTTGGGTCAATGTCATCGTTCCTAGAAATGGTCAACTCATCAGGACTCTTTATGTTCGATTGGTTCTGCCCCCTCTCACAGTTGGTGGGTACACAAACTCTATTGGAAACGCCATCATAGAGCACGCCGACTTGGTGATTGGAGGTCAGACTATAGAACGCATCAACGGCGAGTACATGCAGATCTATGACCAATCCTTTATAAGTGGATCCCAGCAAGAAGCCCTGACCTATATGGTTGGTTCAACAGATCGAGGACTCTACGGATTGGGACCAGCAGCTGAGTTTGGAAGCGGGGCGACGAATCTCCCATACGGTTGGTACCCCAGAACTTTCATTGTTCCGCTCCCATTTTACTTTTTCAGAAATGAGGCGCTTGCGATACCCCTGTGCGCTTTGACTCGCCAAGAGGTCGAGATCCGGATCAAGTTTCGTCCGCTTGATCAACTCATAGCCGGTGGGTACAATTCGAGTAACGTAATAACAAGTGACTCGATAAACTGGATCACACCCGTATCGGCACCTGGGAGTGTTGTAGATCAACCTTTATCAACTGTGACATGGTTGCCCTACTCATATCTGTTTGCCTGTATTCCACAGACTTCTTCATCAAATGTTTATTATTATGATATACCGGGTCAAACATTTTATAACTTGTCTAATTTACTGCCTCTTAATCTTGGAACTATACAGTGTATAGCTCAAAACAATTCAGGTGGTACAATGATTTTGACAAAGGATAATACAACTTCGGGAGGTACAAACAATGTCGCATTTTCACAATTTGGTCCAACCGGGGCATTTGTATCTATACCGAGTCAGCCAGTGTACAACTTTTTACACGTTGCGAGTGATGGAACAAACTTTTTAGCAATCATGAGAGATCTGGGTCTTTTGTATAACCTTGTCAGTTTCAAGAGTCCCAGTTTTCAATTGAATCTCGAGTATGCTACTGTAAATACATATGTGAGTATCACGTGGTCACCAGCTCTGGATGCATATTTGATAGGAGACTCCTCAGGTGTTATGCACACGTACCGATTAGGTGACGGATACGTCAAACAAGTTATTGGCGTCACTGGTCCCTATTCAGCCTATTCTCCCGCATACGGTCAAATTTACAACAATTCAAATGTAGTATGTTCAAACACAGTTATTTCAAATGTATACTCTTCGTCGTTTGATGGAGGAGTGACGTACACACAGTCAGTACCAGTTAACACAACTTCAATAGCCTATGGGTCTGCAATTGACACATTCTTTATACTTCAGCCTTCCGCCAGTACCTATTCTTATGGCACCTCGAATAACATTAGTACACCGACATTCCCAGAACCGGTTGCAGGGTACCAGTTCCAAGCCAGTCTCCCGGTTGAATACGTGTTTCTCGCCGATGAAGAAGTTCAGTATATCCAAAACGCTAAAATTGATTATGTCATTACACAGCTCCAGATGGCGTCGGTTGTGATACCCGCAGGTGACACAGAACTTGTTGGTTATCGAACCTATTTCATAAATCCAACCAAGGAGATGTTCATCACAATACAAGATTCAAATGTATTAGCCACAAATGATTACTACAATTATTTCAATACTTCTCAGCCTACATTCACAAACTATTTGAGTGTAATAACTGGAACTGAACAACTTGTCAATCTTGAGTTGCAGTTTAATGGAGAAAACATTATTTCACCAGCAATTGCTGACAACTTGTATCTCGGAAAGGTTCAGTTTCTAAACAACCACACGAGACTTCCAAATATGCCAATTTACAATTACAGTTTTGCCATTGATCCCGAAAACTATTTGCCAACGGGACAAGTGAATTTGAGTCGAATCATGAATCAAAACTTTTGGATAAACTTTACACCCAATACAAACAGCCGCAATGTAAACATTTATACCAAGTCCTTCAATATCCTAAGGGTCCAGAATGGACTTGCGGGAGTTTTGTTTATGGATAATAATTTCATAAAGTAAATGGATGAAAACTTTATCAAAGTGTGTACCGAACTTCTTCAACCTGTTATCGAGAGTGGAATAATACTTGCAGGAAATTACATGAAGGGCTGTGGACGCAACACACTCACAGCGAATGATGTTCAATATGCTATGAGGTACTCTGTTCGAAACTTTGTCGGAAAACACACAGGAACTCTATTCCCAGAAGACGAAGACGACAGCGACAGTGACAGCAACAGCGACAGCATAGAATGTGTAGACGAAGAGGATGAACCTTTTACCAGGTACACTGGGGACGATCAACTTCTCAACGATATTAATCAGGCGAACGACACGTGGGAAACGTGGATCCCTGAAAGTCCAATAGAGAGAATGCTTAAAGATTCTATAGATAAAACATACTAGATGAACTTCAAAAAGTTTCGGGACATTGGTGATTCAGAACCAAAGGCGTGGAATGCATCAGTCGGCACACGCTTCAATGTGGATTCTGATGAAGAAGATGACTTACCGGTTCCTTACGACGACGACGTAGGGTCTGATGTCGACACAGACGACGAAGAAACACTTGAAGACGAAAACGAGACGGAGACGGAGACCGAAAGTGTAGGTAGCGTAGGTCCTATAAAACGATTAGTAGTTAGACGCAGGGTAGACACCACTGCGACAGTCTGTGTCGTTTTACAGGAGGAGCTTGATTTTATGGAGGAATGATCCTTCAATAATTTTCTTGTAAAATATAAAATGAGCGCAATCCTTGGAACCTTCGAATCTCAGTCTCTCAACTCTATCGTTGCAGGCTTTAGCTTTGCATCCGCCATTGCTTGGATGGATGTTGTTAGGTGGATCATCGCAAATCTGATCAAGGTGAACAAGTCCAGCGGATCTTTCATACTTCTCGCGGCTGTTCTTACAACTGTGCTTTCCATTGTTGTGTTTATGGTTCTCAGCAGGCTGTCACCCAAGGTTCAGCAGCCTCAGTCTCCCATATACGCCGTTAGTCGCTAAGCGATGGAACGAGCTAGGGGGTTGTTTGCGAGTTGCCTCTTTGCAACATTCAAGTCGAGACACGCTGCATTCCCTTTATACGCGTTGAAATTGTAGTACTTGGCGTCAACGTACCTGTATCCTTGTTCGCCATTCATTCCACCGAAATAGTTATCAGTCCTTTTATCAGAATCAGTCCTTACGGCTGTCAGCATACCGCCTTGATTGAGCGGACCTGCACGAACGTTCATCCTTCCTGCATTTCCTGGTCGATCCGGCTTTGCTCTATTATCATCCACGCGAATACCATATTTCTCAAGTTCAGCATCTGTGTATCCGTATGATGGGTTTCCATACTTGTTCGCCATTCTTACAGAAGGCTCGTTTGTGTAGCCACCGACAAAGCTGTGAATACCGGGCTGAGGGTTATTTGTGTGATCGTACTCAAGAATATTGAGATCACCCTTGTTACGAGTGGGGTCATCAGACGACTTGAGACCAGACACAATGCTCTTGGCTGGTGCAAACTCCAGACCGTCGATTCGGAGACCGGTTTCAGACCGGTCGGTTGTTCGCATCGTCTTGACGTAGGACTCGCGAATGGTTGTACCCGTGACGGCGCCTCCTTGTCCCTGGGCTCGCGTACCGACGTCTGGGCGACGAGTCGGCAAAAAGGCGGTCTTTGAAGGTCCAAACTGTGTGAGTTCTCCGACTTCTCCTGCGCGCC